GAAGTGACCCGGATTTTCGACCCACGGTGGTGTTGTGTTTCCCATAGGAGTTCTATGTAATTTATACTTCAGAAACATCTTCATCCCCTTTTGGCTTTTCGAGCTTCAACATATATTCTGGATTCACAAAATCAGCTTTTCCAAAAATTCTTTCGGCAGTGGCGTCTACGTTTTTGCAATACTTGTCGGCCATCTCATCTAGAAATTCTTCAAGATCGTTTGAATGTAATAGTTCGCCTTGAGAAATGCGTTGACCGCAGTACTGCACGTATCCGTTTACCTCAGTAAAACCGACCTGCGGATGCACTCCATATTGCTGCATATATTCAATCGTTGAGGTTGAAGCTCGACCCCCATTCAACAAATTTCGGTACATAAGCTCAAAGCCACGCCTTACGTGATGCCGCTTCTCTTCAGCCTCGAAAGAAACCTCATCCCAATCATCAATGCCGTGCTTTTCTTTGAGATTGTCATAGGCATCTGCAAGCGTAGCAATGTCTTTGATGGAGCCATTAATTTTATGCTCTAACGTCATTAATGAGTGGCGCTTCATTCGCAACTTGGCCTCTGACACGATATCGTCTTGGCCTTCTAATTCTAGGATTTCTTCACGACATTCGGCGTGGCTTACTTGCGCTTCATTCAGAGCCATTTTACGAGTTTCAACTTCTGCGGCCACCTGTCGGAGCATCCGCATTGGTGAATGCCCGTTAAGCATCGTCAGGCTCATTAAGCTCAGTGTTGTTTGAGAGTTAGAACGATCAAAGGCTCGTGTGGCCTGATCTATTTCTGGTAGCTTTTCAGCAACCCTAGCTGCCGCTATTTGATTAATATTTTCAGATGCCTCAATAGGCAAAGAAAACGTGATTGGTTTTGTAACTATATTTGTCATTTGTTTTCCTTGAAGTTTAATTTCCAGCGCAGCCTGTCGCTCTTGCTCTAGCGACTGTTAAGTCACCAAAATCATATGAATTACCAGTCGTTGCGATAGTAATGTAACTCATATCGTTTTGATTCCCGGACCAAGAACCACCAGCAAAAACAATTCTTGAGCCATCAGTAGAAGCGCCGGGCGTCCAGTGATTTGTATTTAATTGCCCAAAGCTAGTAGCATTACTGTTATTTTGGATAACAACGGTATCTAATTGTGTGCCACTGGTTCCAGCAAAAGTAATTGCTCTGGTTTCATCTCCTGCTGCTCCCGTAGGTTGCGAACCGTTACCTGTTAGTTGGGCGATCCAAGATGCACCCGAGCTAGTAAACGAACCAGCCGCAATATCAGCGGTGGAGTTTGTGCCACTAAATGTTAAATACCTTGATGTATCATTCCACATCGAATGGCCCATTTTGGTAGCATCCATATTTCCGAAACTAGATGCTGCCATATACCCAGATACCACTGTAAAACGAAGAATCGTATTTGTAGTGTTAGTGTTATATCCTGATTGGCCCCCAGTATGGATAATGTAGTCTTTGTTACAACACATCGAACCTCTAGCTCTGGAGTTATTGATGTCACCTATTGTGTTTGTAGCATTTCCCAAAGTTGCAAATGTAATGCTGTAACCATTATTTGAAACAATATTAGCAGAGTTAAGACCCCCATACCAAAACCCTCTTGATCCATCAGAGGCTGCACCACCAGATTCTTTTAAGTACCAAGCATCGCCAAAATCAGTAGCATTTCCTGCTGTTGCTATGGTTATGTAATCCAAAGTTAAATTTGTATCAGTACCCCCACCAAAAACGCCTCTATCACCATAATAATATGAGGGAGCTACAATCGTAATCTCTCTAAACGCACTATCCCAGTACTGATAAAACTTACTGTTACCAGTATCATACCAATAGTCGCCGTTTGCATTCCCGCTACTAGGCTCAGTTCCACTGGCAGTATAATTTTGTAATGGTGAAGCACCACCGATCAAGATACCGTTTTCAAGGTCAATCGCTGTGCCGTTATCTTTAATGGTGTTTACTTTTAATGTACTCATTAGGAAGCGGCCCCCGATAAACCTGCACCGTGATCGATCTCGAACAGAAAACTACCAAAGGTTGTGGCATTCGCAGCGGTATCTATGGTAACTATATTTTGCGTAGATACTCTAGTAAGACCTGTCCAACCACCCACCCATACAGCTTTAGTCTCGTTATTCGACGCTATTGCTCCCCGGTTGCTGTAAGTCATATCTCCAAAATCATAGGCATTACCAGCACTTGCTGTACTAAAGTAATCAATTTCGCTAAGTTCAGAACTAGTACGCCCACCACCATAAAGAATACGATCTGCATTCCCAACAGCTCTGCCCCCATATTTAGATTGAGTTAGATCTCCCCAATCTGTAGCATTAGAGTCAGTAGAAATAGTAAAATAGTCTATCGTATTTTGCGTTTGGGATCCGTTTAAGCCTCCCATAAAGAAACCCTTGGTTCCGTCAGAAGCGGCATCACCATTATCTCTAGAGTTTGATAGACTACCACTCCAAGCGCTGGCATTACCTGTGGTGGCAATAGTAACTTTTTCGATCCCTGTTCCTTGGTAAGAACCCATTGCATACATAGCAGTGACGCCATTAGATGCAGCAGCAACGTTTGAAATGCCACTAGCTACCGTGTCGCCAAAATCGACTGAATTACCAGTTGTTGTTGTTGTGACGTACTCGATTATGTTAAGCCAAGCGCTGCTTGATACCCCTGCTATAAAAAGCCCCCTATTATTACCGGCAGCCCCACTTGCTGATCCCCTATTAGCTGTTAAAGATCCGAAGCTGGTTGAGCCACCCGAACCAGTTATATCTACATAGCGAATAGCGTTGGTTATACCTACTGACGAAAGTGTATTACCACTAGCTACAATCATCCTATCGCCAAAGTACGTGCTAGGATTTGCCGTTCCACCGCCAATGACTCGCTTCCACTCACCCCCAGCACGATAGTCTAAATTTCCATCTGTTGGTGCATACCAAATATCACCATCGCTGGGGCTAGTGGGTTCAGTATCACTATTTGTAAATGCGCCACCGCCAAGAGCTTGTGTTGCTCCACCAACCTTAATCCCGTGAGTGAAATTAGCAGCACCTGTGCCAGCTAAATTATTAATTTTATCTACTGTAATATCTGACATTATGAAGCCGCTCCTGATAAAGAACCAGTGCCATAGCTTGTAGATCCGCTGTTTCCCCAAGATGCTGCATTGCCAGCGGTGCCGATTTGAACATAGTTCATTATTTGCTGAAAATGACTAGAGGCGTTCAAGCCATTCGCAAAAATAGCCCTATCCTCGTTACAAGCAGAAGTGGTGTAAAAAAGTGCAGTCGTTAAATTACCAAAACTATAAGCGTTACTAGCACTTGCTGGATTAATATATTCAATAGTTGCAGTTCTACTGCCACCTGTGTCATTGCCACCAGCAACAAGAACACGACTGCTAGTTCCACAAGCGGCGTCTTGGCCGGGATTTTTTCTTGCTGTATTAAGATCTCCCCAGTCTGCAGCATTAGCATCAGTGGAAATAGTAACGTAATCTATCGTATTTACAGCGGTAGAACTAGAAGCTGTAAACCCACCTATAAAGAAGCCTTTAGTGCCATCAGAGGCCGCAGCGCCGTTAGAGCGATTGCTATTTAGAGTGCCGCTCCAAGAGGTGGCGTTACCTGTGGAAGCAATAGTAACTTTTTGAATATGACCAGTATGTACATTTGAAGCCATTGAATGGATAGCGGTGATAGCATCAGATGCAGAGGCGATCCCAAATGCAGTAGCCGTTAGGTCACCGAAGTCAGTGCCATTACCAGCGTTGGCGATTGTGACGTACTCTATTGTGTTAACAACTCCACCAGAGTTTTGTGCACCACCCGCAAATAATCCTCGCCCTTCGCCAGAACTACCTGAAGGGTATCCCCTTGTCGCTGATAAATTACCAAAAGAGTTCGCACTAGCAGAACCTGCAGTTATGTCGAAGTACTTGATTGCGTTAGACTGCCAAGGAGATGAGCCAAGATTACCCAAGGCCAGCAACATCCTATCGCCAAAGTAAGCTGGCCCCGGCGGGATCACTCCTAAAGTAACCGTTTGCCACGCACTGTTTGCATAGATCATCAATGCGCTGTTTGTAGTATCCCACCAAACCGCACCATTCGACGGGCTTGATGGCGCAGTGCCACTACTCGTAAAGCTGGAAGTATCTAGACTGCCCAGCGCAACACCGCCAACAGTTGGAGCGGTAGTGAAGTTTGGTGCGCCAGTTCCAGCGGCATCAACGATTGTATCTACACGAATTTCGGTCATAGGATTACGTGCCTTCCCCCAGCCGCAACAGTTAAAGTTACACCGCTGGCAATAGTAAGCGGCCCAACTGTTAGAGCGCTTTCTGTGGCTCCTACTGTGGTGTCAGTCGTAAGAGTACGTGAGGCCACGTTTACTGCGCTAAACCCTGCCGAAGAAGTTATTGTGCCGAATTGAAGAGTTCCGCTGCCATTAGTTTTTAAAACTTGATCTGAAGTACCGTCAGATGTAGGTAGTGTAAATGTGTTAACAAAAGATTGAAGGTTTGAGTCGTAGTTTTGTAACCTGACCCAACTACCAGCGTGTGCAAAGTACATTGCACCATCGCCGTGTACGTGAGTTATTCTACCGTGATTACTTGAAGCTGATGGTAGATCACTAGTAGAACTATAAACTTGAACAAACTGTAAATCATCTGCAGTAGGCGATATAAATACTTTTGCGCTACCAGATAAGTTAAGTAGACTTCCTGTAGAAGAGGAAGTAAGTGACCGTGTGAGAGTGCTTCCAGAGTTTGTGAAAACTCCAGTTCCAATCTCGAAAGCAGTTGCAGGAGATCCCCCATCTTCGATTACATATCTTAGGGTCTCTCCATCTAAAGAAGAAGGTACAACCACAAAACCAGTCTCCGCAGATCCTAGAGTGATTGTACCTGTTCCAGTAGTACTTGTGCTTACTTTTACACGGTCAGCAAACTTTGCCATAAGTAGTCCTAACTATTAGGTAAGACGAATAACAGCGTTTGAAGCATCGGCTGTTGGGAACTGTACAGTAAGTGTACCAGAGGTTGCACTAACAGTGCCACCAAAGTCAAATACTGCAATAGCCTTGTTTGACTGAGAAGAGTTGTAAATAATACAACCATCTGCAGAAACTGTTACGTTGCTGAAAGCTTCATCAGCAAAGTCTACAAAAGCTGTAGTTCCAGAAAGTGAAATAGCAGGTGAATCTAAAGTTCCACCGCCAGCACTATAACCAGTACCAGAAGCTTCATCTGAGTTACCTGTAACGTCAGAGTAGTTAGTAGTTGCAGCACCATAGGTGCCTGACGGACTAGCTTTAATCAAAGCTATTTTTAAAGTGTCGGTATCAAGATCGTGAACACCTCCAAGCAACTCTTGCTTGAAACTGCTGCACATTGCTGTAGTGATTGCCATAAGAGGTATCCTTTTTCAATGCAAGACTAAGAAAAAGAGTAGGCCACAGTTAAGCAGCCTACTCTCTAACTATTTAAGCAGCGTTGTATACTGCAGTTACCAGAGCCTCTGGACGTAGAATTTTACGCCCGTAAAGGTGCATACCGCGAACAATATCAGCGAATGAATCTGGGTCACGATAAGTCTCAACTTTGTTGAGTTGCTGTGCAGTTGCAACAGCGGAGTCGTGTCCAGCTACAATAACGCCATAGTTATCATCCTGTGCGGTTACGCCTGTGGTTCCGGGGCCAGTTCCCTTCGCAGGAAGGTTGTTTGACTGGTAAATACGGAAACCGTGAAGATTGTTAAGTACCAGACCGTTTTGCAGTCCTGCACCACCGAAGTCTGCGTTCAGTACGCGAGAATCTTCGTCTTTCAACATTTCCATAAATACAGCGTCAACACACAGCCAACGACCACGAGTATCAACATTAGCCTGATCCATAATGCGACCCATACGGGCTACAACTTGGAGAGGTGTTGCTGTGGTAGTAGCCGCTGCAGTAGCGCCACCGAAGCGAGGAGCCAACGGAATTGAGTCACCAGTTGTACCAGAAGAGGCACTAGTAGTAATGTTTCCGAAGTCTGACATATCCAAATGATTGGCTTTCAGAAATTCCCCGTCAAGTTGGTTTGCTGTTTGATGCGAAGCAGTACCACTTACAGTAGTAATCTTAGCACCTGCAGCTGTGTAACCCGACATATATGACAATACGTCAGCATCCATAGCGTCAGCCATTTTATATGCCGCACGATCAGATGACAAGCGCATAAAGTCGTGATGGGCTTGCTGCTCTTCGATATCGTCAAGTTTGAAGGCAAAATAATTGGCTTTGTCGATAGTCAACTGAAAGTCATTGTCAACGAGGTCTTGCGCCGAAACGGTAGTACCACGTAGCAATGCATTCACAGTGATATCTGGCTCCTTAAGAATACGCACTGTATCCCCTTGGTTCGCAATCTCACCAAAATATTCTGAGTTAGTAATTGCATTTACAGTAGCAGCCTTGCGAAACGCAATCTGTGCCTGCTTTGAGTAGATGACGCTGGAGAATACTCCGTTGTCAAGGTTTGAATAGCCAGAGGCTTTTCCAAATGCAGCCATAATTAATCTCCTTATAGATATGACCGTTGAGTTTTACAGATCCATATCCACAACAGAGGCCAAAACTTATCTAGGTAGCTTATTATTAAGGTATGCCTACCGTATCTAATAAGGGCTAAACGTGTCTGGGTAGTCTTTTAGT